ATGGCGAGTAAGAAGGTAGTTGATATAAAGTATAGGGGCATTCTAAATAAACGGGATGATGTAAAGGTTTTTAGTTTAACTGCCTTATATATACCTGTCCCCCAATCAGCGAACATTAGTATCCATAAGGTATATACTGATGATGGCTCATCATATATCCATCCTGTAATAAAAGAAGTCAAAGCTACTAGTGTAGCCCCTATGGTATTAATCATTGCGTATTTAACTCCAAATAAGGAACTTAAATAATCACCTACACTACTAAATCCAAAAAAGGTATTTTCTTCTTTATAGCACATAATTTAACAATCTAAACAATTATTATTATTACAAGTCCTACAACCCAATCTAACTCCATTCCCACCATTATACATTATTAAACCACTATCCCATCCCGCTGTAATGTTTGGGGAGATAATGTCACTATTGTTGGTGTTATATTGTGGATATGATGAGCCTGATAATGATAAGAATGAGTTAAGTCGCTTATCATAAAATTGTGACCTATTATCCAACTCATTTTGGAGGTATTTAAGATAGGTTAAATCAGGATTTTCAGAGTAGTCCTCAAACTGATGTTGGGCTCCCTTATTCTTAATCTGTCCGTTTAAGAATGGTAAAGCAAGTGCGAGGCATCTATAAGCTTCGGCTGGTTTAATGTAATCTTGGACTAATACTACCTCATTAGCATTTAGAGTTTGGGCTGAAAATGCGTTGATAAGATAGGTGTAAAAATTAGCCCCCAATATATCTTGGATAAATAATTCCTCCGCCATCTGTAAATGGGGAGTTAAGTCCTTAATATCTAAATTCCTACTGATAGGTAGATTATCTTGGAGATATTGTTCTGATACAAAGTATATGCGAGCCATAATTAGAATAATTTATAATTATTTAGGGTGATTGTAGCGTTGATGTTGTTAATACTTAAATAAGTGTTTAATACATTATTTAAGAATTTTTGGTTAGGTTTAACAAACGTATTTTCAAAAATCTGATACGCTGATTGTAGTTGTTGGGATTGTCCCAAAGCACCAGGTGTAGATATACCCATTATCACGGGGTCAATAGTATGAGAGAATGCGATATTCTTAATAATCATCTCCTGTGTAACTGCGAATGCCTCATCTAATGTATTAGGCTCTATACTCTGTATATCAGGGGATAAGTCCTTGCCATTAGAATAAAACACCATTGCCCTACCTGTATTACTTGCCCCACCAAAAGAAGCTTGTAATTGTCTTATAAATGATTGTTTTTCCTCATCATTAGCGGGCTTCTCATATATCTTAATTGCGATAGATGGGTTAAGGGAATTTTCAATATTAGATTTATGATAATAAGATATTTGTCCGTCCAAGAATATCCAATTCGCAGCATTCGCATATACAGGTTGGGAATAATACTCTAAACCTGGACTATAATTTTGATATACTATTAACTGAACCTTGTCCTTACTAAACTTATCATAAGCAGGGATTTTCTCACCTGCGGTTTTAATCATAGATTTTCCCCACTTTGGATTAATTACATAATATCTAACCTTCCCTTCTATTTTCTTCCCACTTCTAACCCAAGCTGGGTCAATACGCTCTATACCTATGATTTTAGTATGTTCCTCATTCCAATATATCTTGTGACATATTCTACTATGGACTATATAATCATATCCGAGTTGTTGGAGGAATAAATCATCAAACTTTAATATCATCTGTGTAGCTTCTACCTTCTGTGTCTCTGTAGTAATTTTATCAAAATTATAGGATATACCCCCACCAATAAGGTTTAACACCTTAAAGTTAATTATAGAGGAATGGAAGGGAGATGAGTAAAACAACTCATTAAGGTGGTTTGGATATAAATTATCTTGCCCAAAAGCAACATAATCATCCAACACTACTTCTTGGATAGGTGTATTATAATCATATTTGCCTGATTTAGCAAATGAGTATCTTTTGTTGTCAAAAGCATCCACTACTTGGGGAGTTTCAGCCTTTTCTTTATTAATGGTAAATCCAAATAGTTTCATATTATTTATCTATATACTGCGGGAATATCATCATCCTCACCACTCACTATTACTTTTCCAACCTCCACTACTGATGTAGCCGCTGATACGTTTAAGTTAGTTGGGGAAGTTTGTTGATATATGGTGTAACTATACATCCCTGGTTTAATATTTATTGTAGAAGCCGTGAGATTAACAAAGGTAGTCCCCGTTTCACTAATCAGGAACTCATTATACCTACTTTTAAATTGGGATAAATCAGTAGATATAAAATTAGTAACCTCACGGGTATTGCCATTTTCAAAAGAAAATAAGTAATTAGGGTTAGTTAGGGTGGTTTTTTCAGTCAAAGTTAATACCACCACATTCTGTGAGTTTTTATTAATATTAATCATCTTATATAGATATATAAAATTAAGTTTGTATCAAAAAAAAAACCGAGCCATATAGGTCGGTTTTTAATGGATTAGGTTAATAAGTAAAATATTACAATAATCCTGCTATAATAGTGCCATCTACCTCATAAGCTGGTGTAGCGGCTTCGGATGTAAATGTAAGGGTGTATCCGTTAAAGTCAGCCTTCGCTAAACCTGAACCTCCACCACCTGTGGTTAAATTTACTTTATCTTCATCAAAGCCAAAGCCCCAATAAAGTCCGTTACTATCCTTAACAATTACTGATAAGTCGGGTTGACCCGCAGCAATTAGGATTAATGCCTCGCGTTTAACCGCATCTCTACGTGCGATTTGGAGGGTAATAGTATCATTATAGAATGTTGAGCCATTCTGTAAGTTAATTGTTGGAACTTCCTCATAAGATGATGTTCCTCTATTAAACTCATATTCTACAAAAGTAGCCGACCCTGATAATGTAATACCAGTAATTACACCAGCAGTTTCAGTATAAGCTGATACATAATCCGCAGGGATTACATAAAACTTAACTAAACCACCTGCGTTGTTGTCACAACTTTTGGTAATCTCTAAAAGTGAATTACAAACTGCCATTTTTTTATGTTTTTATATTAGTTTTATTTTTTTTTTCAGATATTAGGGGGGATTTGTATCTTAATAGGTCCCACCCCCCGTAATATCATATATATATAGGGTATATTCCTTATGAGAAATATACAATCTCATTGCCGTTAAGGTAATCTACACCAAACTTAAATCTACCTGCGATACGCAATGTATCTACTGCCTGAACGTTCCATTGTGGGATGATAGTAACACTTTCATAATCATCCAAAAGGTCAGTCAAAAGGACAAAGTTAGATTTTCTACCAGCAACCATTCTATTATTGCTCATTCCAGGTGCCCAAAGAATTGGAATACCCAAGAAGTTTGGCTCCTTCGCACCTACATAGTAAGCTTCAGTAGATGCGTTCGCAATAGCTTGTTGATAAAGTTTGTAAATCTGTGTAGGAACATAGATTACTAACTCTGGGTCATTGATAATTGTTTGTGGGATTGCGTTATAAACAGCGTTCATAGAAGTGATAATGTTTGCTGATGTAGCAGCAGTAGCTGTAACATCAATAACATCAGTGTCAGCACTCAACTTCATAAACAACCCATCACAGATATTCTGTGGATAAGAAGCAGATGTTCCTGAACCTTGCCAAACAGCAACTTCCAAGTCAGATGAAATTTTCTTTCTTACTTCACCTAACATATAGTTAGTAAATACTTCTGGTGCTACTTCACCTGTGTTAGAACCAGGACGTAGATACTCACCCAAGAAGTTTGCTTCAAAAGTAGTTACACAAAGCTCCAATTGGAATTCTTTGTCACAAACTTCAAAAGCCTTCTGTGATAATGTTCCCTCACCTGATGGGCTCCAAGAACAACCAGCGTCCTTAACCAAATTGCCCGTATCATATTTAGGAAGTTTAATTTTTGACTTAACACCAGGGATTACACGGAATGTATCCTTTGATGGTCCTGCCAATAATGCTGTGCTGAAAAAATCAATAGCATCTTTGCCGGCATATGTAGTATTGTCGGTAATGGCGAATTTAAATTGTTTTGCTAAATTACTCATTTTCTTATTATTTATTAATATATATTATTTATTTGTTTTTGTTAAGGGGGGTCAAAGCCTCCAACTTAACTTTAAGCGAATTTAATCTTTCTACTACGGAAAATTTTTCCATCATCTCATCTACCGCAACTGGCTCCACTTCGTGACTTTCCAAAGTTTCTATCCTTGTTGCGAGCTCTGCCATAATCATTCTTAATTCCTCAAACTTGGGGTCAAGAATTAACATCACTTCTGATATGATATTAGTAGCTTCTTCCGGAGTTACAGCTGCTGCCACTTCCCCTTCTGCTACAGCAGTAGTTTCAGCGGAGCGAACCTCATTTATTAAACCTTCGGCATCTACAAAAATAGTAGTGCCATCTTCTAGGATATGCTCACCCTCTGGTGCTTGTTCCAAAGTGCCATCCTCTAATACTACGTAACAAGCCGAACCAACCGCTAATTCTCCATCAATAGAGATTTTAGTTGTCCCATCTTGTAACATATATTCTGCGAACTTAAACCTTTTTTTCATCTTTTGTTTATTATTATTATTTATTTGTGTATTTAATTCTACATTAACTACCTTATCTTGCTCTACCCGTTCCATATCCTCTACTTCTGTCCTTATACGTTCCAATTTACGGGATGCCCATTCTATACCTTCCGTTCCACCCCAAGCGAGCCACATAAGTGCTCCACAATCCTCTGTTGGGTCACCTTTACTATTTTCATAGTGACGTTGGAAGGAACTCATTCTTGCGATTGTTTCTTCTGATATATTCTGCCTATTAGCAAGTTGATTTGCTCTAACCCATCCTACTTGTGTCCCGCACTTTAACTTGGGATTTTCATCTCTAATTCTTAATGCCCTTGCCGCATTATCTGATGCTGCTTGGGGATAATCATCATAGGATACAAATTCCATTTTAGGGGTCAAAGGTTTAATCATCTCTGATAATGATAGTCCCATAAGTCCTTCTACACTAAATCCAAATTTGCCATTCTTTTTAATCTCATCATTCCAAAAGCTTGGGTCAGTTACTTTAACCTCTAAAAACCAAGTCCCCTCTGGTAGGTCAAAGCCATATACACGGGATTTATCAAACTCACTATTTTCAATAATCCAACTACCTTTAATAAAGGCTGGTGCTATTGTTTCAGAGTGGTCCAAGTTGATTGGGGTTTGTTTAGATAGTTGGTTAAACTTCTCCACCATCTTCTCTATTACTTCTTTTGTAAATACAACGTAATATTCCCCCAAGTCCTTATCATATCTGTATATCTTAAAATCAGGTATAATAGCAGGTCCTGCTATGATTTGTTTTTCCTCATTAAATTGGAGGTCAAAAGATTTACGTTGCCTATCAAACTCATTCTTATTGGATACACAATACTCACAAGGACCATTGTCACTTAAACCAAAAACCCAATTAGAGTCAATTATCTCGCACTTACAGAAGTCGTGACAAGGAGGTAGATTAACTGATGCGAATGCTAAACCCTTTAACATAATAGCGGGATTAGCAACAAGTGAGATAAACTCTATCCCACTCTCATCAAACTCATTAATATCTATTTTATATATAGGTAGATTATCCATAGTTTTTATATAAATATAAAACCCCCTAATTTGTTAAGGGGGTGGTTTATTAGAAGTTTAATACCTTTACATATGATACATCCTCCAACCCTAATTCCTTTTTCATAGATAGTAAGTTAAGTATCATTAGGTAGGGGGTTTTTAGTATCTCATTATATTTTGTTATGTCCCCTTTTGCGAGGTTGTAGAGGAGATTTTCCCATTGCCACTTTTTAAGGTTTTTTTCCCTTTGTTCGGCATCTGCTTCTTCTTTACTTTTTTTAATTCTTTTTCCACTATCTTTATCGCTTTTTCCATCATTTTCATCATCTCCTGTTGTGTCAGTTTGGAAGAGGAGAGAGTATCTATTAATGATGTCCTTACGAAACTTAAAAAAAAAAGCACAACCCCATATACGTCCTGTATATTTAATTCTACTTGGTATAATTTAGATAATCCAATACTATCTATCTCATCATATGGTTTAATAGTATAATCAAAAAAATCATCCCCTTCTGTAACTATGGGGCGGTATAAAACAGCGAGTAATTTGTGGATATTATTAACGGGGTTTGTGGTGATATAGTGCTCTAAATCTATCCATTCCCCAAGTGTAAGTTGATGTAAGTCCTTTTGGAACCCGTATCTTTTTCCATTAACCTCTATGATGTTTTTAAACTCATTCTTGGGCTCTACTTTAAAAGTATTAAAGGATTTAATTAACTCACTCATAGATGATGAGGGTAGTTTATTGATGATGGTTTCATCCTCATCGCATAAGATACTTAATTGTTTAACAAGCTTCTTATGAGGACTTTCTATTGTAGTGTCCTCCTCCACGTTCATAAACTCCTGATATTGGAATATTTTTACATCCCCCCAATTCTCGGGGATATTTAAGTTAATTATATTTTGTTCCATAATCATTTTTACTATAAATATACACTAAATCAGTTTTTTTTAAAGCTCGGACTGATTTTGTATCCTATCTATCCTATTTTGGGTAGATGTAATGTCACTCTCGGTTACATAAGCTCTAATAATTGGGGGACGGACCCTACTTATAGTTTCACTCTGTTGTGCTCCTGTAAATATATCATTTTGGAAGTTAGTCCCACCTTGTGTTTGGATGAGTGCTGCTGATGGGGGTGCTTGGAACCCTCCACCTCCACCACCTGTAGATGTTTGTCCTGGCTCGGGGAACTTTTGTTTAGCGATGATTGCTACTTGGGCTGCTGTAATTACACCTGCTACTGCCGCATAAGCCGCACCTACTGCGGGTCCTACAACAGGTATTGCTAAACCTGATGCGTAACCAGCAAGTGCCGCTTGGGCTCCTTGTGCCACAGCTTGGGCAATACGTATGGACTTCTCCTGTTGGAATGCTTTACGTTTAAGATTGGTTTCTTCTGTTACAGCGGCTTTATTAATCGCATCTAATTGGGTTTGGGTATTTTTTTCACTATTAACTCTAAATGTATCTGCTTGTTCCTGTGTAATAATCCCCGCTTCTAATTGCGCTTCCAAATTCTCCTCATAAGCGGTTTGTTGTTCCTCTAATGCCGTTGTTTCAGCATCAGTTTGTGTTTGTAACTCATCTAATCTTTGTTGGGTTTGTTCCTGTAATATACCACCTATACTTGCGAGTGCGGCTCCTACTGCTCCAAAGGCGGCTGCGAGTTTTTCAGCATTGGAAGCTGTTTTTTCAGTAGAGGCATCTATGTTAGGTCCTAAATCCTTAACATCCGCTGATAATGTTGTAAATAATTCCGAGGCACCTGCCGCAACATCAGAGAATGAGTTTAATATTGAAAAACCTAAACTATCAAAATTTTCAGAAGCATCTTGGGTGAGGTTTTGTAAATCCGAGCCGAACTTATCTAAACTACCTGTAATACCATCAAACAACTTTTGTTGGGCTTCTAATTCTTTTTGACGTGTATCTAAAATCTCATCAGTAGCATTCTGTTGTATCTCTACTTCCTTATCGGCAACTTCTTGTCTAGCTGCGGTGATTTGTGCTCCACCAACCCTAACCGCATCCTCATATTCTTGTGTCCCTTCTTCCAAAGTGCTTAATATCTCCGCTTGTTGATTTTCAGCATCTATTAATCTTTGTTGGGCGGCTTTTAACTCATTCTGCCTTCTTCTATCCTCATATTCTTTATCTAAATCCTCTAATTCTTGTTGGAACTCCTCCTCTGATTTAATCTCCCCACTTCTAAATCTTTCATTAAGGATAGTTAAATCATTTAAATATCCTTCCGTTTCTTGGAGGGTTTGTTGGGCAAGTCCTTGTTCCCTCGCGGCAGCAAGGTCCTCATAGAATTTGGTGGTTTCATTTAACTCATCCTGTTGTTCCTTTCTTCTTTTAGCAATTCTATTTTCAGAAGCTTGGGTTTCCAACGCTGATATTTGAGCTTCCAAGTCCTCTACTAATCCCTCCCTATCTTTTGCTAATAGTTTAGTATTATTATTAATAATTACTTGTTCCTTTTTTAAAAATTCTATTTTTTTCTGTAATCTTAAATCAGCTTGTTCCTCCTCAAAATCCGCAAGTCCCTTCTCCTGTTCCTCTATGGTCGCACCCTCATCCTCAAAGTTTTTGATTAATTGTTGTTTGGCATTTTCATAAGCGAGTTGTTGTTGCCTTTCTTGTTCGGCAAGTCCTTCTTTGATTTTATCCAATTCCTTCTTTTGAGCATCTGATAATGCTTTTGCGGCATCCTCATTAGATTTCTTACGGGCATCCTTCGCAACTTTGGATGCTTCCTCCGCCCTTTTTTTCCTATTGGTTTCTTGTTGGGCTTCTAATATCTGTAAACTTTTTTGAGCCACAATCTTATCTTGGGTCGCAGCATCAATAATCTCCTGTTGAGCTTTTAATTCGGCATCAGTAATACCCGTTTTTTTCTTGGCTAATTCTGCCTCATCAATAATTCTTTGAGCATTTTCAATAGCCGCAGCTGTCCTTGTCCTCGCAAGGTCCAATTCTGCTTTTTCTACTTCGGCTATACCCGCCCCTTGTGCTTTTAATAAGTCAATTTGTAATTGTCCTACTTGGTTAAGTTTTTCTTGGGCATCTTTTTGTTTATCATAAGCTTCTTTTAACTCCGCAGCCGACCTTGCCGTATTTTTTTGTTGGGTTTCTTGCTCTACGGATACACCAATAAATTCTAATGCCCCTTTGATTACTTTACCCGCTATATTAGCTAATTCTCCTAATATTAATGCTAAACCAGCAACCCCCTCACTAATACCAATAATAAGTGGGGATAAAAACTCAAACGCTTTACCCAACAATTGGATAGGGATAAGTGCGAGTTTTAATATAGGAACTAATACAGGACCTAATACTTTAAGTAGGGGGTCTAGTGCTTTGATTAATACATCAGTCAATATATCTAATACTGGTTGGAGTGCGTCAAAAACTTCCCCAAAGGTTTTACCGAGTATCTTAATTAAATCATCCAACTTACCTGTCGCAGCAAGAAGGGATACAAATATACCCGCTAATGTTAAAATGGGGTTGGCTTTAACTACATCTCCTAAACCTTTTAATCCCTTTGATAAACCACCTGTTTTTTTACCGGTGTCCTCTAACCCCTTTCCTGTTGATTTAGTGGCTTTATCCAAGTCCCCTGTGTTTTTTGCCGTATCCTTTGTAGCTTTACCTAACGTATCTATACCTGATGCGGCATCTGCTGATTTATCACCAGCATCTGTTAGGGCTCCACCGGCAACTAATGCGGCTTTTTCTAAATCAGCACTATTATCTTTTGCCTTTTTAAGTCCAAAGCCTAATTCTTCTAAACCTTCTGAAAAATCCACTATACCCCTTGTTAGGGTTAATGTTTGTTGGAGTTTAAGTATCTGTTGTTCCGTTCCCTCATTAGTTAATCCTAACTTACTAATAGCGGCTTCGGCTATATCTATGGAACCAGCAAGTAGTTTAGCTCCACTACTTAACTTAACAAGATTTTCCTCACTTTTTTTGGTTTCATTACCAATGTTTTTGGTATTTTTACCGAGTTTTTCTACACTTTTAGCAGCCTCATCAGCACCTTCCCCAAATTCTTTGAGTTTCTTACCATTAAAGGCATCACTATCCTTTTTAATTTGTTTTAATTCCTTATCTATTAAATCTAAATCATCTATGATTTTCTCGGTGCCATCTACCTCTATTTTAAGTTGGATTGTTTTCATATCTATATATATCTAAATTGGGGGTTGTTTTTATAAATATGGACTATCATAAGTCCCATCTAATACTTGTGCTCCATCTACACCAACAAAGCAAGTTATATCTAATCCACTCTCTACTACATTCTCCACAAATTGGGGAGCACAGGTATAAACAAAGTCCTCACCACCATCCACAACATCAGAGTTGTTTATCTTAAACCCTTGCTCAAAGTAGATAAACTCATTTACATATGATATTTCTGATTTTTGGAAAATCCTATTGGATACACCCTGTAAAAATACATCCCTTGTTCCATCAGGTATTTGGATATTCTCGCAGTTGATTAAACATATACGTTCGCATCCACCACCAATTAAGTTGCGGGAACCTATAATGTTAATCGCTTTACCATTACCACCTACTATATTCTTATCACCTACTATGGAACCACCTTCTATATTAGCACCAACTCTATTTTCTTTACCTAATACACTAAATGCGGTTGTCCCAACATTTATAATATTAAACCATCCATCTACTTTGGTGGCATTACCATAATTAACATTACCTGTATTACCTGGCTGATAATTATCTAAAGCTTCTTCTTTACCTCCACCACTTAACCAAGGTTTAAGGGGACGTATAGGAAGTCCTGTATTACTAACTATATTAGGTTTTTCAGTAGTGGTGATAATACGGGGGACATTTTGAGTTTTAATAAACTCGCATTTGGTTAAACCCCTTTGACTGATATTATAATCAGTAACCTTATTAAGTATCCAATAGCTGTCCCTAATCCAATATAATACATCAAAGCGTAGATTAGATATATCATCCTCATTAAGGGCTAAATACCCCGTTAATAGTTTAGAATTTTGGATTAAATCTACATAATCC